CAAGTAAATGTTTTACCGTTGTGAATTGTTGCAATTAATATTTGACCAAAATTATCTAAACTCCAGAAGCCTGGATCTAGAATCACGTCACTAGTTGTACGCTCCGTGCCCCAGGTTGATGCACTATATGTATCTGTTCCCCAACCATAACCTGCAGTTTGAAATGTAGGACCAACAATTACATAAGGATCAATTTCTGCAGACCCAGTTCCAGAAGTTGTAGCTGCTGAGTTAGATGGCATCGTAATCTCAAAAGTATTATTTGTTGAATTTAATACTTCAAAAGTATTGTCTTCAAAATCAGATGTTGCGTATCCTGAACCCGTTGGAACTGTAACACTAGAAAATGTAACATATCTTCCATCAGATAAACCATGTGAAGTTTTATTAACTGTAACTGTCGGTGAACCGGTTGAAGCATCAAAGTCAGCTCCAGTGATTGCTGTATCTAAAGGGGTAATATCATAAAAGTCTTCACCATAATATAAAAACAAACCTTGTGAGGTACCAATAGCGGTATACTTTTCACCTTGTAGTGATGTCCATGCATGCTGTGCACGTGCCACACCTGGCAATGTTTTATATTGTACAGTCAATTGATTCCAACCCCCTATTTTTTCAGGTAATCCATATCTAAATCTAACAAAATCACCATCGACCCATTGAGATTCGGCCCCTGAATCTGTGACCATTTTGTTAAAACCAGGCTTGAAATTTAATTTTTGTAGCATATAGTAGACTATATAATAGTTTTTTAGAGAATGAAAGTGTGAAAAAATGAATTTTAGATTATTTGAATTTGTTGAAACTAAAGATTTTCAATTTTTAATAATACATAAAAATGGTAATTTAAGTGTAACAGAGTGTATTAAATCTCGTTATAAAAAAGAAGAGATAATGTATAAAAATCAATTGTCCAAAAAAGTTAGATTTTGTATTATTAGAGATCCATATGAAAGATTTTTATCTGGACTTAGATATGATTTACTAAGACATAATACTGATATTAGAGACATAGATGTTATAAAAGCTATTACCTCTAATGAAAATCATTTAAGAAATCAAATGTTAGGTAACATAAAACATAGCTCTTCCCAAATTCCATATTTAATGAATGTTCAATTAACTCACTATGTAGATATTAATGATTTAAATATTTTTTTAAAAATGCATTTCAACAAAACTGAACATATTAATAAGTTTCCAAATAAATTTAAAAAGTCCAAATTTTATAATATTGAAAAATATATAGACAAAGATGAAATAATGAAATATTTACATTTAGATTACCACATATATAATCACATAAAAAAATCCCCTTTTATTTGGGAATGGCAACATGGTACAATATTTTAATGATTACTTTTTTAACTAAAAATAATAAATTAAATGAAAACAAAAATAGTTTTCAAATTACTTATCCTAGGACAGTTAATATAATATTTGGTAATTATCCTTATCCAGAAGTTATTCATAATTTAATTATAGAAATTAAAAATAATTTAAAAGAAAATATGAATGGGTATACAAATGTTAAAGGTGGAATGACAAGTTGGAATCATTTTCTAGACAACCAATTATTTAAAAATTTTATGACTTATGTAATTAATAAACATCAATCAACTCACCCAAATCAATTTGAATATTTTTTTGAAAAATATACTGTTACTAACGCTTGGGGTAATCAAATAAAAAAAGGAGATAGTTTAGATTATCACACACATCCTTGTTTTCATGGTGTTTTATATTTAACAAAAGGATGTGATTTAATATTACCAGAATTAAATATTAAAATACAACCTGAACCTGGTGACTATTATATTTTCCCATCTGAAATTCTTCATGGTTTTAATAGGGTAAATGAAGAAAGTCTTAGATATAGTTTGATATTTAATATTCAAGAAGGTAATCCATTTGAATTTTTAAAAAAATTAAAAGATATAGATGAAAGAAAAAATAGTTAATATAACTAATTTTATTGGTGTGTATGATAATTACATTACCAAAGAAGAATGTAATAAAGCAATTGATTTATATGAAAATCAAAATAAATTTAATAATACAGTCAATAGAATAGGTGGTGAAAAAGCACCTATACTACAAAAACAAGATCAACAATATTTTGCAGCCCCTAATAATATTGATGTTTGGTGGGAAGAATTAAAACCAATGATGATAAATTTTGAAATGGCCTGGAGACATTATATACAAAATACAGGAGCTGATAGTGCATATGGAGTTCCTTTTCACTTTACTTGTTTAAAAATTCAAAAAACTTTACCCACAGAAGGATATCACGTTTGGCATATAGAACATGGTAAAGGATTTGATACTGAAGCCAGAGCTTTTGTTTTTTCTATTTATTTAAATGATGTTGAAGAAGGAGGAGAAACAGAATTTTTACATTTTTCTAAAAGAATTAAGCCTAAAACAGGTAGAATAGTTATTTGGCCAGCAGGTTTTCCATATCTACACAGAGGAAATCCACCTTTATCAGGTGAGAAATATATTTTAACTTCTTGGATGATGTTAAGATGATAAAAATAGTAGATAATTTTTTTGAAAATATTTTATTTAAAAATATTAAAAATCACATAACAACCAAGATATCATATACTCCTAGATATTTTACAGATACAAAAGAAAAAAATGAAAAAAATTATTATGGAAGTAGATTTAAACTAATAGATGATAAAAATTTATTAAATACTTTTGCTCAACAAATAGAGAAAAAATTTAATATTAAATTAATATCAGTGGGAAAAGATTCTGGAATTGATATCAGAAATTTAAATCATTTTAAACCTCATGTTGATACAAAAAATGGAAAAATTAATGTTTTGATTATGTTAAAAGGTCCTAGAGCAGTTACTAATGGAACTGTTTTTTATACAGATGGAGAATTAGATATTCATATAGGATTTAAAGAAAACAGAGCTATTTTATTTCCATCAGATTGGTATCATTCACCACATAAAAGCGAAGTCGCTAATTTAAAAAGATACACTGCCAGTATATTTATTAAAAATTATGAAGAATAAGAAGTAGGTCTTGCACCTAATCTTGTAATTTTATCAGACTCAGATTCACCATCAACGTTATCATCATCCCAATTAGATTGTAATTTAGTTAAATGCGCTGCATCCCATCTTGAAACAAAATCTGAAAAGTCACCTAAGTTTGCATTTTCCCAGGTAGAATGAGGAGTTTCATCTTTGTATTCTACAGTGTCACTAGGATTTGATGTTCCATATTGAATAGCCCAAATGTTTGACCATTTAGCTAATCCCCAAAAATCATTATCTTCAATAATGTATCCTACTCCTTCAGAGGCGCCTTCAGCATGATTTTTAATAATCGTTTTGTCGTCAAATACTACTGTCCATTGTGCGTTTGTTGCCATTTTTTTCTCCTAAGTTTTGATTATATATACCACAGTTAGATAAGGTTGCAATACTGAATTTGCATCTCCAGTAAAGTTTGCACTCATGTTATGAGAATGTCCTTGTCCTGATCCTGTGTTATTTGTTGCTTTTTGCACACCGAATGACTTTTGTAAAAAAACTTGAGACATTTGGCCTTGGAATTGACCTGCAAATGTATGAGAATGCGAAGCAAGTTGTGCTGTTGATAAACTTGCATTTGCTGTTGAGCCTCCAATACTTCCATCTACAGATACAGTATTTGCTCCGCCGGTTGAACCCAAAGCTTTAGTATTAGATTTTCCAACAGCTACGTTATCTTGTAAATTTGGTAAGTTAAAAGTAGAAGAACCATCACCTACACCATAAGTAGTGCCTATAGCTGAAAATAAAGCTGAGTAAGTTGTTCTTGATACAGCTGCTCCATCACACTCTAAAAATCCTGTTGGTATAGATGAATCTGACCATGGGACAATAGTTGCTGTAGGAATACCTTCAATACCTGTTAAATTTGATGCGTTAAAATCATATTTAGTTGCTTCGTAATTTGACATATTATTTTACCTACGTTTTTATTATATAAATTATGGTTAGATAAGGTTGCAATACTGAATTTGCATCTCCAGTGAAAGTCGCACTCATGTTATGAGAATGACCTTGTCCTGACCCTGTACTACTTGAGGTGGTACCTGTCGCTGAACCTCTTTGAAAATAAACAGCACCCATAGAACCTTGAAATTGACCTGCAACGTTGTGAGCATGTGAAGCAAGTTGCGCTGTTGATAAAGTTGCATTTGCAGTTGAACCAGCAACGTTTCCTGAAGCAGCTACAGTATTTGCTCCACCAGTTGATGCTAAAGTTTTATTGTTAGATTTTGAAACCGCCACGTTATCCTGTAAATCTGGTAAGTTAAAAGTAGAAGAACCATCACCTACACCATAAGTAGTACCTACAATTGCAAATAAATCTGCATAAGTTGTTCTTGAAACTGCTGCACCATCACATTCTAAAAATCCACTTGGAACAGATGAATCTGACCATGGGACAATAGTTGCTGTAGGAATACCTTCTATACCTGTAAGGTTTGACCCTGAAAAATCGTATTTAGTTGCTTCGTAATTTGACATATTCTTACCTACGTTTTTATTATATAAATTATTGTTAAATAAGGTTGAACAACCGAAGTTGCATTACCTGCAAAATTAGCACTCATGTTATGAGAATGACCTTGTCCTGATCCTGTACTAGCTGATGCATATTGTACACCACCAAATTTTGAAAGATATGTAAAATTACCACTTGGATTATTTGCTTGACTTGGAAGCTGATGGGTATGTGCAGCAAGTTGTGCTGTTGATAAAGATGCATTCGCAGTTGAACCACCAACGTTTCCAGTTGATGCTACAGTATTTGCTCCTCCAGTTGATGCTAAAGCTTTGTTGTTAGACTTTCCAACTGGTACGTTATCTTGTAAATCAGGAACATTAAAATTACCTCCTCCTGGATCACCGTAAGTTGTACCAATGATTGCATATAAAGCTGCGTAAGTAGATTGACTTACTGCTTGACCATTACACTCTAAATATCCAGATGGAACTGAAGCAGAAGACCATGGTATAATTGTGGCTGTAGGGATACCTTCAATATCTGTGATGTTAGCTCCATCGTAATCATACCTAGTAGCTTCATAATTAGACATGGATTATTTCTCCCTATAAGTCCAACCAGTAGTAGCGTCTCCCGAATAAACCAAACTAAAACCAGCGCCTTGTGTATTGACTACAAGATCTGATGCTGCGTTAGCTATGTTAGAACTGTTTCTTCCAACAGTTAATGCATTTGTATTAAAATCGTATCCTTGATCTATAAATGAAACTTCATCACCTGTGCTTGGTGACGCTGGTAGCGTTACTGTAACTGCTCCACCATTTGTATTTACTAAAAGTTGAGCTCCAGCTTGAACTGTTTCAGCCGCTGTTATTGCTCTCCATGCTTTAAGTTCACCTGCTTTTACAACATTAGTTCCATCAGAATATAATGTGTAAGTGTGACCTTCACATAAAAGTACACCTGTTCCAGATGTAGTTTTAAAAGTTAAAGTAAAACCTGCATGATCACATGCATCTTCAACAAGATAAGTTTTTTCAACTGAATCAGGAATAGTAACATTTAAATTACCTTCAAGAGTTCCTGTTAATTTAATAACTTCGTTTTTACCATTTGATAAAGC